CGAGATAGCTGCGGCACTTGGTCATGGTCGTTGTGAGATATTTCCAAAACAAGAACAAGTATTGGTGGTAATATATTTTTTATTTCCATGTTCTCAACTTTCCAGATATCTCATTTACCAATTTAGTAAATTGAGTTTTTGATCTTAATTTATGATCTCTTTTTTTAAATGGAATTTCAATTATATCAGTAATTTTTCCAGGTCGGGGAGACATAACAAAAACTTTATTAGATAAGTAAACTGCTTCCGCTACATTGTGAGTAACAAGTATAGCAGTAAATTTATCTTTATTCCATAGTGAATGTAATTCTTCTTGTAAGACTTCCCTAGTCAATTCATCAATTGCAGACAAAGGTTCATCTAGTAATATATATTCTGGATTTAAAACTAAGGATCTGGCTAATGACAATCTCATCTTCATACCACCAGATAATTGATGCGGATAACTTTTTTCAAAACCAGTTAATCCAACTTTGTTTAAAACTAAACTTGCTTTATCTTCACGCTCTGACTTATTAACTTTTTCCAACTCCATCAATAATTCAACATTTCCTTGAACCGTTCTCCAAGGTAACAATGCTGAATCTTGAAAAACAAAAGCACCTTTACCTTCTTTTAAAGTGCTTCCAGTTGTAGGTTTAATCAGTCCCGCAATGATTCTCAACAATGTAGATTTGCCACAGCCTGATGGTCCAACTATTGTAATGAACTCGCCTGTGGCAATATCTAAATCATTATTATCAAGTGCTTGAACTTCATCAAAATTTTTTGAGATGTTCGTTACACGTATCATGATCTATTTGAAACAACCTTTCTTAAAGGATGTGTCATAAGAGTCATGTGGATTAAAATCAGCAGGAAGTACATTTACTTCTTTCATTTGATTTGCTAACTCAACCCAACGATTAGGATCTTGACATCCAATCTTACTCCAATCCTTTGGTAAGAAATCACGCTTCATAAGTTCAAGTGCATTATTATGAATTTCAGCATTTACTTTCTTACTCTTAGAGAGAATAAAATCTCTTGTTGGTTTTGGATCAATCAAAGATTTTGGAAATGAAATGCTCAATCTATCAACTACAGTTTGAACTAATTCAGGATTTTCTTTAATCATCTTGTCAGTTGTAAACAAAACACTATATGGTCTATATCCCAATTCCTCAATAGTAATTTGTTCAGTTGCTACACCCTTTGCCGCCAATCTAGCAGGAAGGAAAAGTGAATACCCTTGCTGAAATTGTTGTGGTGTTCTTGCAAACAATCCCAAGTCTCCTGTCAATGGAAACTCTTTAACATCATTCAATTGATATTTTTGTTTTACCCACTTCCAATAGGTGACACCCATCTTGACCGCAAATGGTCTACCATCCAAATCTTTTACTGATTTAACACCAGTATTAGGATGATATACTAAAGTATAAGGAACATGATTAAGACTTACAAAAATACCTTTAAGTCCTGCTCCTTTTGCATTGGCCATCATTACACTATCAGATGCTTGAAGTCCAAATTCAACTTGACCAGATGCTACCATTTGAGTAGTATTTACTTTTGGTCCACCAGCTTTAACTTTGATTGTTACATCATCATGATATTGATTATCAAACTCTGCTTGCCAATAACCACTTTGATTACCTTGTGGAAACCAATCCATTAACAAGGTTACTTCTTTTGCGAAAGCACTTGTTGTAAATACAAATGCTACTAAACTGATTAGAATTTTTCTCATTTTGTCTCCTTCCGAGAATTATAAAATATTATTAAAATGAACCTTCCGTTCTTTAATTTTCTACATTATTTTCTTCTATGGCTCCTTTCATTCCGTATAAAAATTCTTTTTTAGATGCTTCATTAATACCATCCATGATATCATCTGTAAAAAATTTTTCTGGGTTTTCGTAAACAGACTTTCCATAATGTTTTCCACCATCTGGAAATTCATACCTATTTGCTACCTTCTTCAAAATTCCATATTTTTCAGCAATATCCAATAGCCCATAATATTTATCTAAACCTTTATCATAAGTTAAGAGAACATCAACCATTTTATTTTCTCTTGTCAATCTAGATTTAAAAGTTTTACAATGAACAATATTACCAATTACCTCAGTACCAACCTTTTCTTTTTTCTTTGAAAGAAATAAAATTGTAGACGCGGCATATTTTAATCCAGATCCACCACCCATTTCTTTTGTTGGAAACATTGAACCAATTGCATCATAAGTATGATTTGTTACTATCATAGGAACTCCCGCCTTTGCCAACTTTAAAGTTAATACTCTAAATGCTCCTTTTAGTGCGGGTGCTCTTGTCATGTCTCTAGTTTCTTTTCCTGCTACTGTATCATCCATTTCTTTAGAAGTAGATAACATTCCCAAAGAATCTAAACATATAATCAATGGAGTTTTAACAGCCTCCTTCATATACTCATCTAAAATTTTAGAACATTGATTAGAAAGTTCTTGAACTGTTGTAACGGGAATAACCAAAAATCTATTTAAATCTATTTGTCTTGAATCTAATAAGTCCTTTGTAATTGCTGATTCACTTTCAAAATAAATTACATTACCATCAACATTATTTTCTAAAAAATGTTTACAAATACCTAAAGTAAAAAATGTTTTACCTGTTGCACTTTCTCCCGCTATAGCAGTAATTTTATTAGATGGAAGTCCACCAAATATATCACCTGACAATAACGCATTTAAAGTATAACATCCTGTATCAATATATTCTGAAACATCAGAAGTATCTATACCATCTGCTGCAATTGTAGCATATGGATTATCAGAAATATTTTTAGCAATATTTAAAAAACTCATTTATTAGATCCTTTCTGTTGATTGTTATTATTTTTTGGTTTGCGAGGTTTTCTAGGTTTCTTTGGTTGATTAGTTTTTGGTGAGTCAGGTTGTTTCTTTTTTGCTTTAGGTTTGCGAGGTTTTTTTGGTTTTGCTTTTTCTTGAACAATTTTTTCAAGAGTTTCATCTGTTGTAGTTATTTCTTTTGGATTTACTTTTTCCACAACTTCAGTCATTCCGCCTCTACCATCCGAATAAACTTTTCGAACATATCTTTCAACTACTTCTTTTTCTTCTGGTTCATGATTGGGCATTTGTTTTTTCACTTCATCAAGTGGTGTTACTTTTCCACCAAACCAAGACATAATTTTTTCAATAATATCCATTTAATCCTTTCATCCAAAAAATGATTCTAATGTTGATTTTTTCTCCGTTTCCCACCCAATAGTACCAAGAATAATTTTGAGTGGATCTAAAAATGATTTGGTAAATTGTAAATCATAATCAATATATTTTTCCAATTCAAACTCTTTTGGAAATGTATTTAACATAGCAATTACATTGTCAGTAGTTGGATTAGGAACTTTCAAATAGGTATACTTAATTTTTTCACCTTCTTGAATAAATTGATATTTTTTACCAAGGTTGTTTTTACGAACCATATCATTATATATGATAGCACCACGAATATGTAATGGTGTACCTTTTTTATAAAGTTGGTTAGAATCTCTATACTTACCAACTCCTTGTACTGATCTGGGGAAAGACACATCTTCAACTGGAAGTGTTTTAAATTCTTGTTTAAAATTTTCAATAAAATCCAACATTGTGGATTCATCTCTATTCATAATAATTTCAATTGCGTCTTTTAATTTTTCTCTACACGCAGAAGGTGTAGAAGATTTAACAGCCTCAATTCCCATCATTTTAATTTTAGGTTTTTGATATCTGACACCCTCATTATCATATACATTTAACATATATCTTTTCTTTGCAGTCCAGATACCTTTATCAGACAAACCCTCACGCTTCATGAACATCTTTTGTTCATATGCATTCATATAATTGTAAAGGTTCTCAAAGGAACTATTTATAATGTCTTGTATTTTACCATCACATATTTTATCAAGAAAATTAATAACCTTTTCTTTATCTGATGTATCTTCAAAAACACTATTAACTAATTTATCAAGAACAACATATATTGAATCTGTATCAGACGCAATAACATAATCAACACCTTCTGTCTTTAACAGCTTATTTAAAAAATTATTAACATCCCGCTCTACCCATTGAATAGAAAGTTGACCTGCTTTAGTTACAGCCTCTGCTTGTCTAACATCATAAAATCTAAAATACTGATTACCCAAAGCGCCATAAGCAGAGTTTAGAGAAACTTTCTTAGCCATTTGTAAGTTTTTAAACTTATCAATTCTATTTGATACCTCTTTAGTTTTATTGATCTCATATTCCTTTTGTGCTTCAATCATCTTCTCTTTATATTGAACACGATTATCATACATATTCTGCATCATTTCAGGCAGAAAACCATGCACGTCTCTTCTAAAGAATTGACCATTGGGAGTCATACATAAATTATATTTTTGTAAAATTGATGTATCAAGTTTTTGTGAAAGTAAAGTATCAACACTAATTTGATCTTTTAATAATTGTATGTCATCAGGCAATCTTTCTTCTATTAATGTTTCTGGTGATATATTATATTGCATAATCAAATGTGGATACAAACTATTCAAGTCAAATGATACAACCCAATCATGTCTACCAACTTGAGGATCTTTGACATAGGCACCCGCATATGCGGAGTCTTTAATGTTTCTTTCTTTTTGTGGAATAACAATATCATTCATTCTTAAATAATTAAATGCTAGTATATCCCACATTCTTACTTGCTTAAAAACATCTTCATAATTTGATTTTGCATCATAAGCAAGAACAACTGCCTGCTCAACTAGTTTTTTCTTATCTTCAATCTGCTCAACCAACTCCACGTCTTTAATATTATAATCAATAAACTTTTGAAAATCAAGTTTGTATAATTGATGTAAAGTTTCAAACTCTGAATAATCTAATTTTTTCTCACCAAGTTCAACATGAGCAATATGATCAAGTCTATATGATTCTTGATTTGTAAATGTAAATTTTTTATACAAATCCAAATAATCCAAAACTGCAATACCAGTAAGGTTGAATGTCTGAAACATTTTTCCACCCATGCCAGCAACTTTAAATTCCTTAACAAAGTTCCAAGGTGAAAGTTGTTTACAAAACTTTTCACCAAATAGATTTGTGATTCTATTAACAAGATATGGAATATCAAAAAACTTCACATTCCAACCAGTTACTATATCAGGAGAAATTCTTTTCCAATGATCAACAAATGCATTGATTAGACCATCTTCTGTTTCACATTTAATATACCTAACATCTTCTCTTGTGTTATTATAATCTCCACAACCAATTACAATAAAATCTTTACCGCACTTCATTGTAATAGCGGTTATTTGTTCTCTTGCTTCTTCTGGTTTTGGAAATCCAGATTCGGATCCAACCTCAATATCAATATATAAAACTTTAATTTGATTAAAATCATAATCAACAGTAGTCCCAGAATATTCATCAGAAAGATAACAATACATCCAACTAGTAAAACCATAGATATCAAAATTATCTACAGAATCATATTTATCAATAAATTCTTTAGCATCAGCAATATTTCCAAAATCAATTTTAGAAACATTTTTTCCAGAAAGAGTTTTATATTTTGTATTTTCTTTTGAAGAGACAAAAAGTGAAGGAGAGTATTCAACTCTATGTTTGAAAGGAACTCCATTTTCAATACCTCTTTCTAAAATGAAGTTCCCAAATTGCGAAACATTTGTATAAAATTTCATATCAATGTATTTGATCTATATTATGTCCCAAGTCTTTAAGTTTATTATAACACGAAGTTATCTGTTTGTCAATCCAAGTTTTCTTAGATTGAAACATTCCTATAGAAAATAGGAATTGTAAGTACAATAATATGACAAATTTATTTAACGCCAACCAAACCTTTTTCATATTTGACCTTACCTTTCTGCTTCAATGCCGTAAGCACTTCTTTACGATTTGATCCATCTCTTTTATATGAACAATGTATCCATCCTGAATTAGGATCAACACCATCATAAAATTCGAGAATCAATTGATCGAAATCTAAATTGTCTTGAATCCATTTTGCCAAGTCAGGATTTGAAATGGAATAACTTTCAAAATCTGCTGCTTCACCTTTGCAATGCTGACTCTTGGAACTACCCCCAACTGCTTTATTTAAATCAGGAGATCTATAGCCAGAATTCAAAGTGATTACTCCATGTTCTTCCCGAATTGGCTGTAAAATTCTATGAGCAAGTACAACCAAATTCACCAAGTGCTCATCATCTTTTGGTGAATTATCAATTGCCATTCTATCAGCGGTTGAACTTTTTACAAATTCATTTAAGTGGAAATTTTTACTCAATCTCATTTTGGATACCCCTCTATAGTGAAAGTTAATTTTTTTAATAATTCTTTTTTTCTTTTTTTATTTGCATTAAAAAAGACATACCTATACTTTTGTGATCGGTCCTCATAGTATATATTATCTTCACCATATT